GCAGAATGGAACGGTGTTCCATCTATCATTGACTTTAAAACTAGTCGTTCTGAACGTAAAGATGATTACAACTTTGAATACTACATGCAAGCATCTGCTTACGCAGAGATGTTTCAAGAAAGAACAGGGATTGAGATTAATCAAATCGTTATTCTTGTTGTAACTGAAGATGGACTTGTCCAAGAATTTGTAAAGGACAAAAATGACTATCTTCAAGACTTGGTTGATACAATCGACCTGTTTACAGAAGAGTGGATTAAGGAAAATGAAAAAACTAATAATGATGTTGTCAGTACTACCAGCGCTACTGTTTAGTACTGCAGCTGTAACTGCACCATATTGGACAGAGAAACCAACTGTCTGTGCATTGCCAGAAGAGGTAATGCAAATTGCAGCATCCAGAGGTGAATATCCAACTATAGTTTTAGATGGGATGTTTGTATTGCCTGGCGAAGTACCATCATTGGTGCCAAGTAAATGGGTTATTGCTACGAATGAAGAAACTGGAACATGGACTTTATTAGAATTTCCTAAAGATTCTAACATGGCATGTATTATTGGAAGAGGTAGTGGACATATAGAACTACTATCTAGAGGTACAAGTACATGACAGATATCATTCCAATCATTTGGCATTTGTTTTTAACAGTGTGTTCTGGTTCAACATGTATTGAACAGGATGTGCAGTGGTTTGAAAATAAAAGTTTATGTGAAGAACATTTGGTTTTACATTCAGAAATACCATCTGATGGAAGTTGGGATTCTGTAGAATACATTTGTAAACCAGTAGGTTCAATTGCCTCTTGACATTTAAAAGTCAATGTGGTATAAATATATTACAATTTGGTTGACGCAGACTGAATACTAATCTGGACATGGGGGCAGTACCCATCGCCTCCACCATAAACACTTGGAGAAGTAAATGTTTAAATGGTTACTTAATATAAAACTTGTTGTTATAACAAGAGACTATTTTAAAGAAAGAAACCGTAAAGCAGATGCTAAAATTCCAAAGTATCTATCGGGAACAACGAGTGTTTATGATGGGGGCGAACTAGGTTCGACAGGTAGGAATAGGAAAGTTTAGAATTGTCGGGTGACTCCGTAAATGGTCAAAAACTATAATTGCAAACGACAATTATGTTCCTGTGGATTACGCCTTAGCGGCCTAATCGCACTGAGTTTTGAGGGTGTACTTGTAAACAGAAACATCCTCACCTTATTCTCGTTCATCCCTTTGGGACGGAAGTAGCATAATGCGAAGGAACGTACTTAACCTTAAAGGGGAGAGTGCTATGACTTTATATCAAGCATGGTGTTATCGCAAACTGAAGGAAGAGCGAAAACGCAAAGAAAAGATTTTGATGTACTTCAGAATCAGATTGAAAGGGTGACGCCTCAATACGTCCATGCAGTCCAACGGTTAGACTGTTCTTGCACCCAGTACTTATACACTGGCTCTGCTTAATTTAATGGGTGGGGAGAGTATCCTTTCACTCTCCCCATTCACCTTAACATGGAGTTTGTAATGAAAAATAACTTAGAAGAACTTGCAGTGATGACACCTAAGAAGTTCGCATTGAAAATTGAAAAGATGGTAAGTGCTGGTTTGGGTCAAACAACTTATATGGATGCCATACTAGACTACTGTGAAAAACACCAAATGGAGCCAGATGCAGTCGCACCTTTAATCTCCAAACCACTCAAGGAAAAAATAGAAGCAGATGCAAGACAATTAAACTTCTTGCCTAGAGTAGCAACCCTACCAGTTTAGGAGCAATCTAATGGAAGCGTGGGAGTGTTACCGAATGTATCTTGGTCTAAAACTTCATTTCACCACAGATTACGACTACAAAAAGTATGGGGGTAAAACCTCAGCAACCAAAGCATCATTCCTAAAAAGAAGGGACAGAAACTTTTTCGCCAAGACGGCAAGAAAATACGATGACAAGACAATAGACTATTTCATAGCGAATTTCGTGAAATCACCAAAAGGATATATAGGTGAATTTTCAGAGGAGAACTATATAGAATGGAGTAAGAATAAACAGTCTTTGTCATATAATTTTTTGAATGACATGTCGCTATTATTTTCACAAGTTGAAGATTTTAATTCAATTTTCTCTTGCAATAACGGGCAACATAGTGTATTATTAAAGAACTTCCTCGCAAAGAGGATACGGTTAGAAACGATGGTAATCTTACAAGGGTTAGTATCATATGTCAAACAGCATGATGAGGATATGAAAGATGATTTAATTTGGCCAGATGTAAGACGAGCAATCGTTAAGTACGGAGTGTTTCTCTCATATAATAAAGAGAAATGTAAATCGCAACTACTCAAGCTGATAAAGGAGACATTCTAATGTCAGATGAACTCATTCGGGAACGAGACTTTTTCCATGCAAAAGTGCAAGAACTAGTCACTCGTGTGAAGGTGTTGGAAG